TTAGCATCTGATATTGATGAGACGGAGAGTTCTGTTGACACGGGTTCGTACATTTTTAACGCACTGGTTTCAGGTAGTATATTTGGCGGTGTATCTGGTAATAAGATTACTGCTATTGCTGGAGAGTCTTCTACTGGAAAGACTTTTTTCTCTCTCGCCGTGGTTAAGAACTTTCTTGATACTAACCCCGATGGTTATTGTCTCTACTTTGATACTGAGGCTGCCATTACAAAATCACTCCTGGAATCACGCGGCGTTGACACATCACGCCTTGTCGTGGTTAATGTTGTCACCGTAGAAGAGTTTCGCAGTAAAGCACTCAAAGCGGTTGACATGTACTTAAAAAAACCTGAAGGAGAACGCAAACCTTGTATGTTTGTATTAGACTCTTTGGGTATGCTTTCAACTGAAAAAGAAATTACTGATGCACTGAATGACAAGCAAGTTCGTGATATGACTAAATCACAGCTTATAAAAGGTGCATTTCGTATGTTGACTTTGAAGTTGGGGCAGGCAAACATTCCAATGATTGTTACCAACCACACTTACGATGTCATCGGTGCTTACGTTCCTACTAAAGAAATGGGTGGCGGCAGTGGTCTTAAGTATGCCTCTTCTACTATCATATATCTTTCAAAGAAGAAAGAAAAAGATGGAACAGAAGTTGTTGGAAACATTATCAAGGCAAAGACTGCTAAGTCGCGTTTGAGTAAGGAGAATCAGGAAGTTGAAATCCGTCTATTTTATGATGAGCGTGGTCTTGATCGCCATTATGGTCTTCTGGAACTCGGGGAACTCGGCGGACTCTGGAAGAATGTTGCGGGGCGTTATGAAATGGATGGTAAAAAAATCTATGCAAAACAAATCCTTGCAGAACCTGAAAAATATTTTACGCCAGAAGTGATGCAAGCACTTGATGAAATTGCTAGCAAGGAGTTTTCTTATGGTGAATCTTAATGATTTAATCCAAATACATGAAAATGCTTTGCCATTAGATTTATGCAATACCTTAATTCAGTTATTTGAAAACAATCCTGATTATCATGAAAGAATTGATAATTATAAAAAACCAAATTTTACACAATTTAATTTAACTGAAGCGACTAATTATAGTGAGGATGTTGCAGAATTGCACAGACGAGTTATGTTTAACTTGCATGAATATCTGTTGCATTATTATGCTTTAATTGATCGTCGTTGTTTTCCTAAAGAACACCAACATGGTTTTGAACAACTACGAATTAAGAAATATAATAATGATGGCAATGACATGTTTGATACCCATGTAGATGTTCAAGATTATATGACATCCAGACGATTTATTTCATTTTTTTGGTACTTAAATGATGTAGCTGAGGGTGGAGAAACTGAGTTTGTTGATTTGACAATTAAGCCTGAAGCTGGTAAACTGGTGATCTTCCCCCCTCTCTGGATGTTTCCACACAAAGGAAATCCACCAATCAGTAACGAGAAGTATCTTTTAAGCACCTATCTCCATTACCTTTAATATGGATCGAATTGAATTTACAATTTTAAGAAATCTACTTTACAATGAAAAATATGCTAGAAAGGTAGTACCGTTTATCAAACACGAATATTTTGGTGAATATGTAGAGAAAATTATATTTGAAGAAATTTATAATTTTATTTCAAATTATAATAAACTAGCAACAAAAGAAGTCTTGAATATTGAGATTTCTAATCGAAAGGATCTATCAGAAGATCAATTGAAAGAATCTATTGTAATGATTAATTCATTCGATGATTCTGAAGCTGACTTTGATTGGTTAGTATCAGCAACAGAAAAATGGTGCAAAGATAGAGCAATTTATCTTGCTCTTATGGAATCAGTCCATATTGTTGATGATGATAGCGGAAAGAAAAATAAAGATTCTATCCCGCACATTCTTAGTGAAGCATTGGGAGTGTCCTTTGACCATAACGTTGGACACGATTACATTAAAAACTTTGAACAAAGATATGACTTTTATCACAAATCAGAAGACAAGATCTCCTTTGATCTTGAATATTTTAACAAAATTACCAAAGACGGTTTACCTAATAAAACTCTTAATGTCGTATTGGCTGGTACAGGTGTCGGCAAAAGTTTATTCATGTGCCATATGGCTAGCTCCGTGTTGCTCCAAGGGAGAAACGTTCTCTACATTACAATGGAGATGGCAGAAGAGAAAATTGCTGAACGAATTGACGCAAACCTTTTAGATATTAACATCAAAGATTTGGCAGAATTGCCCAAACAATCTTTTGAGAAAAAGATTCATGGATTGATTAGTAAAAGTGTGGGCACATTAATTATTAAAGAATACCCCACAGCTTCTGCACATGTTGGTCATTTTAAAACTCTTCTAGGTGAATTGACCATGAAGAAAAGTTTTAAACCTGACATTATCTTTATTGACTATTTGAATATTTGTGCTTCATCTAGATATAAGGGTAGTATTGTTAATAGCTACACTTATGTTAAGGCTATTGCTGAAGAGCTTCGTGGTCTTGCAGTCGAGCATAATGTTCCTATTGTTACCGCTACCCAAACCACTCGTTCAGGTTATAATAGCTCTAATGTTGAACTTACTGATACTTCTGAATCCTTTGGGTTGCCTGCTACTGCCGATCTTATGTTTGCTCTTATTAGCACAGAGGAGTTGGAACAACGTGGACAGATATTGGTAAAACAATTGAAGAATCGTTACAATGATCCAACTGCAAATCGAAAGTTTTTGATTGGTGTTGATAGAGCTAAAATGCGTCTATATGATATTGAGCAGAGTGCTCAAAAAGACATACTTGACAGTGGACAAGAAGAGGATTATAATGTAGATCAATCCCAACCTAAAAACAAATTTGAAAGTTTTAAATTTTAAACACATGGAAAAGCATATTGATTTTAACAAGTATCAAGAATTTGTTTGTGCAGTAACTAGTGATGCATCGACTAATTTTGTAGACTTCTCTGATCGAATTGTTGAACTCGATCGTCAAGGAGCTAACATTGAGCGTCTTCTTACTGCTGGTGTTGGCATTAATGCCGAAGGCGGTGAGTTTCTTGAGATTATTAAGAAAATGATTTTCCAGGGAAAGCCATGGAATGAAGACAATAAAGAACATCTTATTATTGAACTGGGTGATATTATGTGGTATGTTGCTCAAGCATGTACTGCACTGGAAATTTCTTTTGATGAAGTGATTGCTCGCAACGTGAAAAAACTTGAGAAGCGTTATCCAGGTGGTTTTTTTGATCCTTATTATTCTGAAAATAGAGCAGAAGATGATCTTTAATAAATAAAAGAAATAATGTATTGAAATGCCTACAGTTCTGTCTGCCATCTTAGATCAATTTCTAGATGTGTATAGACCAGAAAAAAAAGCATTTAAAAATGATAGAGATGCAATGATTGATTTGTATCTCTATTTTTCTGCATTTATGGATGAATTAATTAAAACCAATAAAAAACAAAAAAATAAATATACCAAGCTAAAGCAAACAGGATTGTTATACATTAAATCCAATCCAAAACAAATTCTAAAAAATATAAAATGAAAACTTTTTTACAATTTATTTCCGAAGTAAAGAGTGCTTCTCCAGAAATTGTAGTAGACAATATTAGGGAACATTATATTGCAGGAGAGGTGTTTAAAGAAGGTAGTTTGATTGAGCAAGTTTCTACTGGAAAAATAGGAACTATTATGAGAAGAGGTACAAATTATTTAATTTGTTTGACCGATGATGGAAATTTGTTTAAACCGTGGATTACTGATAGTAGAGAAATTATCTAGATAAATAAATAAAAATAGGTAAAAATCCAACGTAGGAATATGTCTAATCCTTGGCAGCAGGTATTTGAAGAACACAGAGAGCAAATTAATGCTGACTATATTGCTGAAAAATATGGTCAACATAAAAGTGATGACTCTGAAGAAACTCAAGCTCTTTATGATCTTCGTAACAAAATGAAGAACATGGGTAAGGATGCAGTGATTGCTTACCTAAAGCGTTCCAAAATGTCTCCTGAAAGAAAAGCAAGACTTGCTCGTTCATTGGGTGTTTCTATTGTTGGAGAAGAATTTGCTACTGAAGGAATGGCAGCCCGAGCTATTCAGCTTGGACTTATGGCGGGAACAGCTGCTGGTGGAGCTAAAGTAATTCAAGCTGCTCAGGGAATGGCAAATAACTTGGGTGATATTCAAAAGAAAAAACTTGAAGCGATCAAAAAAAATGAAGAAACTGAAATAGAAGTTGATCAGCTTGATGAAAAAATTACTGCCAAAACAGATATCGGAACAGCGATTAGAGATTTTCAGGGATCAACTGATTCAAGATTAGCTGGTAGAAGCAAAGAAGAAAGGAGAAAGGCTGCAATTGCTGCAGTTCTTCAAGCACGTAGAAAAGCAGAAAAGGCAAACGAAGAAGTTGAATTGCAAGAAGAAGCAAAGATTCTTGTAAGAGTTACTAAAGAAGATGGTAGTGTTTTCCAGAAAAAAATCCCTGCATCTGCATTACAAGATTACAGAAAAAGATATAAGACTGTAGTTGTTGTTGGTTCTGCTGAGGGTGGCGGTGCTGCTAAAAAAGAAGCAGGATCAAATGTAAATGAAGCAGCTAAAAGATGGTGGGATGATGATGGTGATGGAGTTGGATATGAGAAGGGAGAAGTATCTGGTAGTTTTAAAAAGAAAAAGAAAAAAGTAAAGAAGGAAGAATATTCTGATTGGAGATCTGACAATCCAGATCTGGCAGAAGCCACAAGAGCACAAAAAAGTGTAGAAGGAAAAGCTCACGCTTCCTACGAGGGAGAAGATAAAAAAAAAAGGAAAAAGAATGCCGATGAGTCCGAGTGTGGTTGTTCACATGAAGTAAAAGAAGCTGCTGAAAAGTTAGCTGAAGAATTAGGTGCAGAATTAATTGATATTAATGAATATGCTGGTGTTTTAGCAAGAAGTGCAATTAGAGGCTTTACACGAACTCCAGCACCATTTAAAATTCCAGAGCCTGTTAGAATACCAGCACCAGGAATTAAACCACCAACTCCAGCTCCGTTGGTTCCAGTAAAACCAACACCAGCTCCAGTCCCTACAAAACCTGCACCAAAACCAACAAAACCTGGAGAAAAACCAGTTAAACCAGAAACAAAACCAGAACCAAAAAAACAACCAAAACCAGGAACAAAGACAGATACTAAAGTAAAGGTAGACCAAAAGACTGGTGCAATTGTTTCGGTTAATAAATTAGCGGAACCAGGATCAAAAACCGCAACCTTATCTTCACCAGCCCTAAAACCAACTGCACCTGGCGCTCCAACAAAACCAGGAAAGCCTGGAGAACTTCCAAAAGGAGGCCCTGGCGGTGGCATAAGACTTCCTAGAGTACCAATGCCAAAACCTCAAATCACTGATCCAACAGCTCCAGCTTCAACATTGAAGGTATAATTTCTAAATAAAGTATACTCTTCACACGGAGGTCATCATGTCGGCACTTGTCGCTTGGTGTTTAGCAAATCAGGCACTTATCGCAACTGTACTTTTTGCAGTTTCGGAAGCACTTGGAGCAAACCCAAAAGTAAAATCGAACGGCATTCTTTCACTCATTCTTTTACAAGTTCAAGGACAATTAAAGAATAAAGGTGCTAAAGATTTAACTCCTTAATTTTACTTTTAACTAATTGGGAAGACCTATTTGTAAAGGTCTTCCTTTTTTATAAATACATTTAGCAAAAAATTCGTTTATAGGGTAACGCACATGGCTCTCTGGGGCATTTCAACAACTACTGAAACTTCTGCTAATTCTTTTAATAGACCAAAGCATTTGTCGGAAGCTGATAGAAATAGAACACCTCATAACTGTTTTGCAAACGGTCAGGGATGGGTATATAGAAATTATGGTACTAAGACTCATGGTGGACTATCTTCATCTTTCTATGATGAAATTCTTGTTCATATTGCAGGCTTGACAACTGCTGGTGGTGGAGCAAATACTAAAGGATTGGCTGTTGCAACTCCAACTGCCGTTTTCTTTGCAGATCCTAATAATGCTAGCCCTGTTAGTATTGGTGCTGGTGGTACTTCAGGAATTGGTACAGGAACTGTTGGAGAAGTCCATGTTGTCTATAATGAATTAGTATATGTCTCTGCTGGTGCTACTATTGGCATTAGACAAGTCAATGCCGCTGGTGTTACAACGGCAGCTACAGCTGGTGACATTGTGGGGACTGCAGCATCGGTAGGAAGATCAATTCCTGTTAATGTTATTGGTGTACCTGCTAATGGTGCTGAGCGTAGCATCAAACAAAACTTTAATGGTCAAATTACCAATAGAGTTGTGTTCAGATTTACTGCTCCTACAGCACTTTCTGGAATTGGTAGTTTCTTATCAATCAATACAACTAGAGGAATTGTTGGAACAGGAACTGACTTAAATAACGTTGGCATTCGTACCACTCTTGATGGTGTGATTAAGAACGTTGGTGGAAATGGATCTTCAGCTTCAGTAGGTATCGGAACAACTACATTAAGAATCAGAGCATGATATGAGGTTTGATGAGTTGAATGAAAATAATTACATGATGTTTGCAATTAAACATTATGAAAACCCACAAGCAGTAACTCAAGAGGATTTTCTTGAGGACATGAAAAAATTTAAGTATGTCAAAAGACTACTTAGAAAATATAAAAATGGTGGAGAATTGAAAACTCATTTACTCATCAATCATTTTTTGATACTTTATAATATTTTTGGAGAAGCTGCAACTCCATTACTGTTTTATAAAATTGACAGAGACTTATGGGGTATTGTAAAAACATTCATGGTGTTCTTGCAAAGATTCCCTGAGTATCCAAAATCAGTTTTGCATGATATTGAATTAGATTTTGAATGTTTACAACAACTACAAAACCTATGAACAAACTCGATAGAATAATAAATATCATCAGATCGTTAAATGAAGAAGCACCCACAATGAGTTTGGGTGCGGGTAAAATAGCAGGAACACCTGAAGCTGGAGATCAACCGCCAGTAAGAAATAAGTATCTATATTTGGGTGCTAAATCACGTACACCATGGATGCAAAAAAGAAAACCGCCTGTATAAAAATGTTTCCCCCATCATCCACTGAAACAAAAATAGCAATACTTGAAGAACGTATTACTGCATATGAGCAGATGATGGAGCGTATTGATACTGCGATTCAAAAAATAGGAGAGACAAGTCAAAATATCAGTCAAATGCTTGCTGTTCATAATGAAAAAATTGAACAGTGCAATAGAACAGATAATTTAATTGTATCAATGATTGAAGATATTAAAAGATCTTCAAAAGAACAACATGATGAAATTAGTAGAGAGTTGGGAGAAAGAATAGAAAAGGTAGAAGTAAAAGTAGAAGGACTTTCTAAGTTCAGGTGGCAAATTGGAGGAATTGTTGCAGTAACAGTGGTTCTTTTAGGGCTCATACCTCCTTTTGTTGACAATGTGGTAAGGATACCCTATAATGGAGGAAGTCAGCAAGTTACGCCTAGGTAATGAGTTTTATTGATTCCAAATATATTGGCTTACTTTCTACGCAACTAGGTAAATTTTCCAGAAAGAAAGACGGTCTTTATAATTTTCGTTGTCCTTATTGTGGAGATTCTACCAAGAATAAAAATAAAGCACGAGGATTTATTTACAAGTTTAAGAACAATCATAACTTTAAATGTCACAACTGCGGCGTATCTAAAACTTTTACTTACTTTTTAAAAGATCAAAACGAAAGTTTATACAAAGAGTACTTGCTTGAAAGATATAAAGATGGGCTGACTGGGAAAAATATGGTAGCTCCAGAGCCAGAGTTTAAGTTTGAAAAACCTAACTTCACTAAACCACTTTTTGATCTACCAACAATATCAAAACTAAATACATCACATCCAGCTAGAGAGTACCTTTCTAATCGCAAGATTCCAGAGGATTTTTTTTCTCAATTATACTTCGCAGAGGACTTTAATGATTGGGCTGGCATACCTAATATTAATAGAGAATCAAGAATCATCATTCCACTATTATCAAAACAAAAAAAACTATTTGGATATCAAGCAAGATCGTTGGATCCGAATTCAAAACTTCGTTATCTTACTACGATCCTGGATAAAAGATATCCAAAACTATACGGATTAGATCGAATTAATCATGATAAAAGAATCTTTATTACAGAAGGTCCTTTTGATTCTATGTTTATTGATAATTCATTAGCTATGTGTGGCGCTGATGTTTCTTTAGATAAAGACATTTATCCAAACAGAGTTTTTATCTTTGACAATGAACCACGAAATCTTGAAATAGTTAAACGCTATGAAAAGATGATTAATTCTGGAGAGAAGGTAGTTATATGGCCCGAAGAAATTTGTGAGAAAGATATAAACGATATGTTTTTAGCAAATAGAAATGTCGATCATGTAATTCAATGCAACATTTTTGGGGGTTTGGAAGCCAAAATCAAATTGTACCAATGGAAGAAAGTATGAGTAACGGAACCAAAGTAGTCAAAAGAAATGGCGCTCTAGAGCCATTGAACCTAGAAAAGCTTCACATCATGGTTGAAGAGGCTTGTAAGGGTCTTGCAGGTGTCTCTGCATCTCAAGTAGAGATGCAATCGGGCATTCAATTTTATGATGGTATTACCACTGCAGAGATTCAAGAGATCTTGATTCGTTCTGCTAGCGATCTTATTGATTTGGATAATCCAAATTATCAATTTGTTGCAGCTAGATTGTTATTGTTTTCTATTCGTAAATCCATTTATGGAAAGATGAAAGATCTTCCGAATCTTTCTAAGCAAGTTTTTGTTGGAGTTGATGGTGGAATCTATGATTCTGATTTAATCAAAAAGTATAACATGGCAGAGTTCCATGAACTTGATCGTTACATTGATCATGATCGTGATTTCCTATTTACTTATGCTGGTCTTCGTCAAGTAGTAGATAAATATCTTGTTCAAGATCGTAGCACTGGGAAAGTTTTTGAAACTCCTCAGTTCATGTATATGCTTATTGCTATGACGATCTTTGCAGAATATCCTAAAGAAACAAGATTGTCCTACGTTAAGAGATATTATGACGCAATCTCCAAACACAAAATCAACATTCCTACGCCAATCATGGCAGGTGTTAGAACCCCACTTCGCCAATTTGCAAGTTGCGTTCTTGTTGACGTTGATGACACCCTTGATAGCATCTTCAGCTCTGATATGGCAATTGGTCGCTATGTTGCTCAAAGAGCAGGAATTGGTATCAACGCAGGTAGAATCCGTGGCATCAATTCTAAAATCAGAGGCGGAGAAGTTCAACACACGGGGGTTGTACCATTTCTCAAAAAGTTTGAGAGCACTGTCAGATGCTGTACTCAAAACGGCATTCGCGGCGGATCAGCCACAGTCCACTTCCCCATTTGGCACCAAGAAATAGAAGACATTATTGTTCTTAAAAACAACAAGGGTACGGAAGATAATCGTGTCCGTAAACTTGACTATTCAATTCAGATTAGTAAGTTGTTCTATGAGAGATTTATTCAAGACGGTGAGATCACATTATTCTCCCCACATGATGTACCTGGATTATATGATTCTTTCGGAACAGACGCATTTGATGATCTATACGTTCAATATGAAAAAGATTCGTCCATTTCAAAAAAAACTGTTAAAGCACAAGAACTCATTCTTAATCTCCTCAAAGAACGTGCTGAGACAGGTCGTGTCTATATAATGAACATTGATCATTGTAATTCACATTCATCATTTGTTGATAAAGTAAATATGTCCAATCTCTGCCAGGAGATTACTTTACCAACAGATCCTATTCATCATATTGATGGTGCTGGAGAGATTGCTCTTTGCATTCTTTCTGCTATTAACGTAGGTAAAGTTAAGTCTGATGAAGAACTGGAGGAGCTTTGTGATCTTTCTGTTCGTGGTCTTGATGAGATTATTGACTATCAAAAGTATCCTGTAGCAGCTGCAGAACTGTCTACAAAAGCACGTAGATCTCTTGGAGTAGGATATATTGGTCTTGCTCATTACTTAGCTAAACTTGGCTTTAAGTATGATTCACAAGAAGCTTGGGATGCTGTACATGGACTTTCTGAATCCTTCCAGTATTATTTGCTGAAAGCATCAAATCAATTGGCTAAAGAAAAAGGAGCTTGTCAGTATTTTGAACGTACAAAGTATTCTCATGGCATTCTTCCAATTGATACATACAAGAAAGATGTAGACGAAATTTCCTCAGTGGAGTATCAACATGACTGGGAAACACTACGCCGAGATATTATGGACTCGGGTTTACGGCACTCAACCTTGTCCGCTCAAATGCCATCAGAGAGCAGTTCCGTGGTGTCAAACGCTACAAACGGAATCGAACCTCCTAGAGGCTATCTGTCCGTTAAAAAATCAAAGAAAGGTCCTCTTAAACAAATCGTCCCACAATATCAAACTCTTAAAAATAATTATACGTTACTATGGGACATGCCTAATAACTCTGGTTATATTAATGTTGTTGCTGTTATGCAGAAGTTCTTCGACCAAGCCATCAGTGGAAACTGGTCGTACAATCCAGAGAACTATCCCGACAATGAAGTACCAGTCTCAGTGATGGCACAGGACTTATTAAATACTTATAAGTACGGGTGGAAAACATCTTATTATCAAAATACTTATGATCATAAGACTGATGAAATCAAAGAAGATAAACCATCTCTCGATTCTTTAGTACAAGAACTCTTAAATTCAGGAGAAGACGATTGTGAAAGCTGCAAAATTTAATTTCCAAGAATCCCCAAAGTACGTGACTAAACCAGAAGGCATGACTGTTTTTAATACTAATGACGTTGATGTTAAAAAACAATATATGTTTTTTGGTCAACCTTTAGGTATTCAACGTTATGATTCTTATAAGTATCCAGTGTTTGAGAAACTGACTCAACAACAGCTTGGATATTTTTGGAGACCTGAAGAAATTTCATTGCAGAAAGATCGTTCAGATTATCAAACTCTTCGCCCTGAACAGAAGCACATCTTTACTTCTAACTTAAAGTATCAGATTATGCTTGACTCTGTTCAAGGTCGTGGGCCTGGTATGGCATTTGCTCCATACTGTTCTCTCCCTGAACTTGAAGCATGTATGAAAGCATGGGAATTTATGGAGATGATTCATAGTCGTTCCTATACTTATATTATTAAGAATGTTTACTCAGATCCTTCAATTGTGTTTGACAATATTCTAAATAATGAAACTATTCTAGAGAGAGCTTCTTCTGTTACAGAAGCTTATAACGATTTTATCAACTCTGCACAGCAGTATGGAACTTCTAATGATTGGGTTTTTGCCCAAGAAGGTGTTCCTTATGCAAAAGAGTCTCGTCTAGAATTGAAGAGAAAACTTTATCGAGCCGTTGCTAATGTCAATATTCTTGAAGGCATCCGCTTCTATGTCTCGTTCGCTTGCAGCTTTGCGTTTGGTGAACTCAAGCTTATGGAAGGATCCGCTAAAATTATCTCTCTCATCGCCAGAGACGAAAATCAACACCTTGTCATTACTCAAAACATCCTCAATAAATGGGGTGAGGGAGATGATCCAGAAATGCAACAAATTGCTAGAGAAGAAGAAGCTTGGGTAGCTGCTGCTTTTGAAAACTGTGTCAATCAGGAAAAAAGTTGGGCAGAATACCTTTTTAAAGACGGATCTATGATAGGATTGAATGACAAGCTTCTTAACAACTATGTTGAGTGGATTGCAAATCGTCGTATGAAAGCCATTGGCATTAAACCCATTTATGATATCTCTGCCAAAAATAATCCGCTACCCTGGACAGAACACTGGATCTCATCCAAAGGTCTACAAGTCGCTCCCCAAGAAACAGAAGTCGAATCTTATGTGGTTGGGGGCATCAAGCAAGATGTTAAAAAAGATACGTTTGCAGGATTTAAACTCTAATCTATGACAGACCTTGTAAAAATTATTGATGATGTATTCCCGTCTTATATTCAAGACTATCTAGAGGAATCGTGTTTTGAAGAAAACTTTCCTTGGAGTTTTCTAAATGACACTGCATTTCCTGCAATGAAAGGTAACCCAGCATTCGGTCATCTTGGTATAGATAACTTTGATCAGTTTAGTAATGTTGGGATATTTTTTAAAATTCCAATCTTGATGATAAGTAATGCATTTAATTTAAAACATGAAAATGTAGTACGTGCAAGATTTGGATTATATCTGCCATTGGCTAACTCAAAACTTCATAACAATCCTCACGTTGATATGGCAGAGCCACATAATGTAGTTTTATATTATATTAATGAATGTGATGGAGATACGTTTTTCTTTGATGATAATAAAAATATTATAGAACGAGTAACTCCTAAAAAAGGAAGAACTGTTCTTTTTGATGGAAAAACCCTCCACTCAAGTTCAATGCCATCAAAAAAAGCAAGAATAACATTAAATTTAAATTATCTAAAGTAAATAATTGTATCAAAAATTACAAAATTACTTGACTATATAACTTACAAGGTCTATACTGACCTTACGTTCATTCGCTATTTCCGAATAGCGAACGGAAGTAAGCCGACTCGGAACGGATCGTTCATCTATGGAAGCAGTCATTCTCACTTGCTTACAATCACAATTAATGACAGGAAGAGTTCTTAAACACAGCATTCCTAATCATGTGAAGAATGATATTATTTGGGAAATCAAACAAATTACCCCAAAGAATTGCCCCATAGACGCAAAAGCCGACTGAAGGAACGCTCTTTAACCTAAAAAACTAAGGAGACACCTAATGTCACAAGCAACCTATCGTGGTTGTCAGTATAATACTGACACCGCCAAGCAAGAATATCAGCACTGGTATTCAGAAACACATGCACCAGCACATCCAACAAACACCTATCGCGGTGTTGCTTATCGTCCTTGCAAAAACTCGGAGGTAGCAAAATGAACTGGTTGAATGTAATCCGTAAACAAATTCAAAAACAAAATCGCTTACATACAGCACAGCTTGTAATGGCGATGAAATGATAGATTGGGAGGGTAACACCTCCCTTTTTAATATATACATTATCTTATAAGATTATGAATGAAACCACAATCGTGTAAAGCAAAGGGTAGGAATCTACAGAAGTGGGTTAGGGATCAATTAATTGAACAACTAAACATTCACCCAGAAGATATTGAATCTAGATCAATGGGTGCTGGTGGAGAAGATCTTATCATGGCTAGAGCTGCTAGGCAAAAATTTCCATTCAGCATTGAATGTAAGAATGTAGAAAAGCTTAATGTTTGGGAAGCATACGAACAGGCAAAAGTAAATGCTGGTACATATGAACCAATCGTGGTCATGAAAAAGAATCACAAGAAACCTTTGGTAGTCATTGATGCCGAAACGTTTATTAAATTAATTGGAAGGATTGACACAACTGAGCCTATATGATATAGTAGGTAGGTTCACATAGAAACAATGTCCCTTACAAACTCACAAGAGATAAACCTCAAAAAGGTTGTAAAGGGTAGCATTCAACATGCTATCGATCAAATCTTTGAACTTTACGATAGTGGGAAGATCAAAGAAGCTGAGGCTTTGTCTAGGGAATTTGATGTTTGGTTTCAAGAAGATTATGGAGACTACTATATTATGTGTCTTTTAGAACAATAAATAGACCAACATCATTTCTATGTGACAATTAGAGCCGTGGGATCTGCCCCTTGAGAAAGGGGAAGTGCGCTTTTCCTATACGGATGTAGAGTTCAATTTAACCTAGTGCAACAATTCTTTACTGTAGCCCTGCCTTTTTTGGCAACGGTTACAACCAACGTGGCAACACTGCCCCTGTTTCCTCCTTTGACGGCTCCTCCGCCGTTTTCTATTATTAAGGAGTTTGAAACACTGACAGCGACCAAAGAGGTTGCTCCCGAAAAACCTAAAGAGAAAAGGCTAATTTGTAAAGGGTGTAATGAAAATGAAAATGTAGCTCTGGAATACTTCCAGAACATTGGAATTAAAGACAGAAACGCCCTTGCTACCATCATGGGTAATATTCGTCAGGAATCAACTTTTGTTCCTAACATTTGTGAAGGTGGTAGCAGAACCAGTTGGGGTAACTGTGGACGCGGTTACGGACTGATTCAATGGACATCTGCCAATCGATATTATGGATTGGGTGATTTCGCTAAGAAGTATGGTGGTTCACCATCAACACTTCACACGCAACTTCGTTATCTAACAAATGAAGTCCAATGGCAAAAGATTGAGGAGCGTATGAAGACTCCTGGGAAATCTATTGACCGTTACATGGACTATGCGTATAGTTGGATCGGATGGGGGCATCATGGTGCTCGTACATCTTATGCATATGAATATGCTTCCAAGCTGATCAAGGTAGAAGTTTGACAAAATAGAATAAATAGGGGGTGCTGATCACACCCCCTTACCATGTTTAATTTTCAAATAGGTAAGAAGAAAGTAAGTACAAAAGACATGATGATTGTGTCTGGAGTTCTTGCTTTTGTTGTATCTGGACTAGCTAGTTGCGTTGCTATGCCAGAAGAAAAAATTTGGTGTGTGGTAGATCAAGTCACACGACCACTAAATATCGAAGTATTAGAGGATGTAAAACTGAAGATTGATGAGATCATAACTTGTAGATCACAGAAAGCAGTTGGGGATGCTATTGACAAAGTAACCCCAGAGTATGATAGAATAATAGAAGAAGCAAACAGGAAGTACCGACCTCGTTATGTTGAAGAAGCAAACGATGAAAAAGTGTGCTATACTAACGAGTGTAAGTCACTCGCCCCACCCATGAGGATCTGTGCCCCATGGGTTGACGATTGCCCCAAAATCTGATATAATATTCTCATGTTTCAGTAGCTCAGCGGATAGAGCAACCGCCTTCTAAGCGGTCGGTCGTTGGTTCGATCCCAACCTGAAACGCCTTGCGGACATGGTGTAGAGGTAACATCTGAGCCTTCCAAGCTCCAGTCACGGGTTCGATCCCCGTTGTCCGCTTCTTAACCAAATCTTAGTTGACATACACACGAAAATATCTTAGTATATCCTTGTGTCTTAAGATTTTTTTAAGACTTCTAAACACTATTGTCGTTTAATAACAATACAAACTTTTATGAAACTCAAACAACTTATGCTTGCACCTGTTGCTCTGGGAATGGTTGCTCCTGTTGCTGCGAATGCCGCAGATCTTAATATGGCAGCAGTCAACCAATATACTTCCGCTGAGCAGGTTTCAAGTATTACTAAATTGTCTGATGTTCAACCTACAGATTGGGCATATCAGGCACTCAGCAACCTCGTAGAGCGTTATGGTTGCGTTGCTGGTTACGAGAATGGAACTTTCCTTGGTGGAAAGGCAATGACCCGCTTTGAGGCAGCAGCACTTCTGAATGCTTGCCTTGATCGTGTAACCGAAGTTACCGATGAACTCCAGCGTCTTGCTAATGAGTTCTCTAACGAACTGCAAGTTATTCGAGGTCGTGTTGCTAAACTGGAGAAACAAGTTGGGACTCTCCAAGCAACTCAATTCTCCACTACAACCAAACTCAAAGGTGAAGCAACCTTCGTTCTGGGTGGTGTAGATGGTGCTCGTCTTGCTAACAGCAGCAATGTCGGTAACACTGCTTTCAACTACGATGTTCGTCTGAGCTTTGATACTTCCTTCACTGGTAAGGATCTGTTGTAGACCCGTCTGCGTTCTGGTAATTTCT